GTCATCTGCAATACCTACTCTTCCTACATAAGACGGCGCTCTGGCTTCAGAAGGTTTTTGTCCTTCCATCATAGCGTAGTAACTTTGAAAATCTTCGTAGGAATCCCGGTCTTTTGATGTACCTTTAGCAAACCTAGCAACCCCGCCACCAGCCATTAGCATAGGGTTAGACCGCTCATAGGCGGGGGCATCTGTAACCAATTCAGCACTTACTGGGCGCTGGGTAGGGGTAGCATACTGGGTCTTATCAATCATCCCCATGGGGTATAAGCCGCCTTGTGGGTTCATAGCCGTATTCATTTGGCTCATACGTTCTACAGGACCACCACCCCCTTGCAAAGAGGTAATTCCGCCCGAAGCATAGTTGTAGCGTTGTTCTTGGTAAACATTAGGTTGACTATAAGGACCACCTTGAAAATTAGGTGATAGGCTGTACTGACCTTTATAAGACCTTTTTTCAGGTCCTGGAGCACTAGGTTGCCTAAAAGCCCCCATCATATTAAGTCCAGCATATCCCGCTATTGCGGATTTCATAGGGTTTTTATCTATATAGTTACTAACAGAATTAAAACCTTCCATAAACGGATTAGTAGAGGGCTCCAATGCTTTATTAATTACATCTGCTGCGCTTGGTTCTGGGGTGGGTGATGTAACAGCTTTTTCTACTAATGGTGTTTCTCCTGTAGATGCAGTTTGATAATAAGGAGACGGGCCCGAAGCAGCGGCATCGGCAGCGCCTTGATTAATGGCGTTTATTTCTGCTTGAGTAAAGCCTTGATTGACAGGGTTAATTTGCTCAATACCAGCGGGAGGTTGGGGACCTCCATTAATGGGAGGGGTCTGCGTTCCTACTTGGACATTTGTTGGTTCTAAGGTTCCTGATGGACCTCCAATTTGTTCAATTCCAGCAGGGGTAGGCCCACCAGCAGGGGGGAGTGGGGTAGCAGCTTGACCAATTTGTTCAACACCAACGGGGGGCGGGGGACCAATAAGAGTAGGTGCAGCTTCTAAGGCAGCGCCAGTAACTTCAGGTAACATTGTAGCGGCGGTTTGAGTAATAGCAGGTGCGGCTGTAGCAGCGGCAGGTGTAGCGGCGGCGGCGGTAGTGGCAGCGGTAGTAGCAGCGGCGGCTTGACTAGCAGCGGTAGCGGCGGCAGCCAATTCAGCGGCGGTAACAGCAGCCGCAAGTTCAGCAGATATAGCGGTGCCAGCAGCAACATAAGTCATAATTTCTCTCCTTCGATCCCCATTAAGTCATTAACAGACGCTATCAATCCTATGTCTTCATAGTTTGGCGCTATAACTTCCTCTTCAATCTTACTTAAATTCTCTTCCCCAACATGCTCAGTTAAATGTATAGTTGTCCAAATAGTATCTTCATGTGCATATACGGCACGCTTAAGACCTACTTCTGACACAAATGTACATGGTCCTTCTAATTCTTTTTTGCCAAATTCTGTAAACACTGTAACTTTACCCTTAGAGATAATGTTAAGGTGCTGATGTCTATGTATTTTACCTACAACTAAGGAACCTTTCCGTAAAAGTATTTCTCTGGCATAGGCACAGCATCCGTATTTTTTGTCAACTGGAGAGAAATAATGTTTTAGCGGGCTGTCATCAGGTACCAATTCACCAGAAGCTACCTTATCCTTAATTCCTTTCTCAACAGTTAAGACGTCCTGTCTGAACTTTACTCTGTCTGTAGAATTTTGTATAGATGTTGTCATTTAAACTATTGTCCCAGCAGCGTTAATCCAGTTTGTTCCGTTCCAATAAATTGGCCTGCCAATAGTCGTGTCAAAGTAATACTGCCCCACTTGTAATCTTTCAGTCGGCCTGCCAGAAGTTGTACCAGACGTTGGAACCAGAATACCTTGGGCAAAGTTATCAATCTGGTTAAAGTACAGCCGCAGGGCATTTAATAGCTGATCTTGGTATAGCTGGCGGTATTCTACGGGCGCAATGGGTAGGTTAGGCGCCTTTGGCGGTCTAAGATCTAAGGTCTTAATCTGCGGATTGACAGCCATTACCTGCGTCCGTCGTTGCGAATATCAATACGGGGACTACCTAGTTGCCATGCCACACCTAGCGAATCTGACTCAATCCTAAAGGCAAGCTGGCGACCACGTAGGCGGGTATATACCTGCCCAGTAAACTCTTGGATGTTATAAACAGGGGCGTTAGTAAAGTTATCCCCACTAATTACCTCTGGATTATCCGCCGTGCCATATGGGGTTCCTGAGTTTTGACGAGGCTTAACCTTCATGGTTACGTAGGGGTTATTAACGTTTGAGCCATTGAAGTTAATGTCCGGCAGGATACGCCAAACAAAGCCAAAGTTATGCCCGTCACCGATGTCAAAGTCAGAAGACTGTATGTAAGCATTAATTGGCACAGGGGATGTGCCCGATACGTCATCTACCGCAGACTCATGGAACAGCATTCTATTGTTGTAGTCAGCAGCCATTGGATATTGACGTAAGCCAGAATCTAGCCAAGCTGTCCGTGCCATAGAACCATAGTACCAAGTGCGCTCTAGGTAGTTATAAATCACGTACTTATCTATTACGTTTGAGTTAGTAGAGCAGTAGAACCACCATACTTCGTTGTAGCTCTCGTTACCCCCACAGAATACTTGGAAGGCTTGTTCCTTATTAATATCGTCAAAAATGTACTGCCAGAGCGAACAAGGCAGGGTCTCAACACGACCTGAGTACATATAGAACTTATCAACACCCATCCAATACGTTACGTTATTAACCGTAATCATAGAGTTTGGCGACATAATTGATATGTTGTCCATAAGGATTTGGAAGCCCCAAATATAAGGGGGTCCTAGGTATTGCATGGAGTAAATAGCAGCATCTGTCCATACCAAAATCTCTTGGCGGGTAGCACGGGCACCCATAATAAATGAGCCGTTAGACAGCCTAAATTCACCCGATTGGTTTGTTACTGCTGGCACCCATTCATAGGGGTTTTCTTGGTCAGACCAACGCACCAGCATTGGGTCAAAAGTTGTAGCTGCTGTTGTTGGGTCGTATGGGTTAGCACCCATGCAAATAATAAAACGTTGGATTGCCGAGGCTAAAACTTGGTAAGTAGCGGTTGGAACCCTTGTACCGTCATATCCAGCAGCGGTAGACTGAGTAGAGAGACGCTGTGCTCTAGTGGTTAAACCCCCAGAAATTGCACTTGGGTAAGCCTCTCCGGCTGGAATCCAATAGTAAACTGCGCCACCACGAGGAGCTATAAATAGCTGCTGTCCATAGTTGTCATTAGTCCAAAGCCGTAACTGCTGACCAATGCCTGATGTAAATGCTTCGCCCCAACCATGAGTGCCCGATTCGGTATAGGCAATAACATTACCACCGCCAGTTGTTGTAGAGGTGGCATTAGCCTGAACTGTGATGGTATATGCGTTAGCATTAGCAACTGTGGGGTAAAACAATGTATTTAAAAGCACCGCAGATACACCGCCTGTAGCCGTAGCATTAGCAAAAATAACTGCCTGTCCGTTAGATAGTCCATGGGCTGTCTGGGTTACTACAACAGAATTACTGCCGTTAGTTGTGGCAAAAGGGTTAGTTAAGCTAGTTGTTACCCCTGTAACAGGCCAAGGACCGGCGCCCCATCCAGTACCTAAAGTGTATGTATTTAGACCAATAGGTTGTTGATAAGAGGCTATAACTGTATTGCCGCCCCCCGTAGCATTAGCGTTTGCTGTAACCGATACTGTTATTCTATAAGCTACTGTATTAACTGTAGATGCCACCACATATTCTTGATTGAGAATGGTGTTTGTTACGTTGGTTCCCGTTACGGTATTAGCACCTGAAAAGGTTACATAATCACCAACGCTTGGACTGTATTGCCCATCTATTACCGTAACTGAATTTGACCCGCTAGTTACTACAAAGCAGTTATTTAACGCTGGGCTTGAAAAGTACACAACGGGGGTAACGTCGTTATAGGTGCCACCCTGCTCAATATAGTACTTAATGTTTGTGCCAACACCTAAATAGTTAGACCCTGCTAACGTAACCCAATTCCATAAAGACCGTGCCAACCCCAAAAACTGAGCATTAGCCATGCGGCTCCAGCCACCAATCTTCTCAGGAAAGCCCGAACGAAAACGCACTTTGTCGGCATCGTACCAACCACCTTCGTTGGAGTAATCTGTACCTTCTCGGTTAAGACCTGGGCGGAACTGTAATTTTTGTAATGGCATACGGGTTTACCCTAAGATAAGAACAATGCTCGTTCGTCGTTTCTACGAGTTACCAAGCCTTTCAGCACTTTACCGCCAGCGAGCGTATATTTCAAGAACTCTTCTGCCGCTTCTTCCATTTCGCCCCGAATAACCTTCTGACGGAGGGTGCTGCGCTGTAGTGTTCCCAGACCAACATTAAAGCTAAAAGATACAAGAGCATCGAATTGACCTTGAGTGAGCTTGACAGGACAGAAGCGTTCAACACCTCGCTCAAAGCGATTAAGATCGTCTCGAAGAATGTCATCTACTTCCTCCATCGAAAAGGTACGGTCATCTTTGTATTCCAAGGGGTACTATCCCGTTCATCTATTTTTAAAGCACCTTGCCGTGGGTAGAGTACATGGCCGACACCAATCGTCCACAATTTTGCGGGGCAGCGATATGGACGCTGTTTGCAACCTTCATGATGTTTTATCATTTTTATGGCTTTTTCAGATACTTGCATTTCTACACCTATCAAAATGCCAGCGCTTCATCCCATTACATTTGCCTGTATAGCCACAATGAGGGCAGGTAATCGACTGCATCTGTTTTGCTGCCTCAGATAATCTTGCACGATGCTCTTCTGAAAATATCAATTTTTTGCCATACATAGGATTTTTATTTCCTAGCTTGGCTTTAGCAATATTGCCACAATACTCAGCAGATCTAATTTTTCCTTTAGGATTAGGTGGAATACCACCGCCTTTAGTAATATTCCAGCCAATTTCTGGCTCTGGTCTTAGCATCTCTTCACAAAGTTCAGCCAATTCTTTATCTAAATTAGACAAAAGAACCCTTTGAAATACTTGACCTTCATATTTTTTAAGTGCTGACCGCAAGTGTTTATTAGATTTCTTGCGTTGCCAGCCGTGTTGTGAAAAACGCTCAACAGCATTTTTTGTAATGCCTATATACCCAGTACTTAACTCTGGGCTAATCCCTATT